GATCGGGCATTATGAAGGACATCAGAGAGGTATTGCATCTAATCATGCTGACCCTCGTAACTGGTTTCCTCGTTTTGGTAAAAGCATGGATACTTTTAGGCAAGATGTTGCTGCTAAGATGGGTAAAAAAGTAACTCCATCTACACCCACAAATACTGAAACAACTGTATCTTATTCTGGCACTGTTACTGCTTCTGTATTAAGGATTCGTAAGGGTCCCTCTGTCTCAGCTTCTATTGCTGGGACTCTTAAAAAGGGTGAAGGCGTCTCTATTATTCTTGAAGATAATGGTTGGGGAAAATTGGCCGACGGTAGCGGTTGGGTTAGTCTGACTTATATTAAGAAGGTTTCTTCTGCAACTAATACTTTTAAAGCTTATTAGGGCAAGATTACTGCCACTTCAGGTGTAAATATTAGAACAGGTGCTGGTACTTCTTACAATAAGAATGGTGCAGTAGCTTATAATACAATTGTTAAAATTGTCGAAGAAAAGAAAGTTTCTGGTACTGCTTGGGGTAGACTTGCTGATGGTAGAGGCTGGATTAGTCTTGCTTATTTGAAAAAGATTTAATCCATAGTAAATAAAAAAGAAAAGAGGGAGAGTGTTTAACCCTCCCTCTTGTAAGTTAATTTTATTTAATCTTCATCGTCAAATTCGAGAAGCTTGTCTTTATATTCTTTCTCAATGCGTTCGCGTTCTAATCTCTCTGCTTTGCGCTGGTTCTTTTCTACAATGCTGGGTCTGAAATAACCTCTCTTCACAGAATCGTTTCATTGTGGAACGATTAACATGAAAAAGTTTTGCTACATCTGCATAGCAATTATCTTGTTCAACAATTAAAGTCTTAATGGTTTCTTCGTATTGAGTAAGTTTGGTGCTTTCTCCTAACGAACCTTTGGGTCTACCGAGTTTTACACCACTCGCTTTTCTCATGGCAAGAGCTTCTTTGGTTCGCTGGCTGATAAGATTGCGCTCAATTTCAGCAGAAAGTCCAAAAGCAAACGCTAATACTTTGCTCTGGATATCATCACCCAATACAAATCCATCTTTAATTGTTCTCACTTGACAACCCTTTTCCATGCATAAGGAAAGAATATCCATAATCATATAAAGACTTCTACCAAGTCGAGAAATTTCAGAACAAATAATAATGTCTCCGCTTTGTACCTTTTTAAGAAGTTTGCCCAATTTGCGCTTTTCGGGATTCTTTGTACCAGAAATTGTTTCTTCAATCCAACCATCAATTTTCATTCCATGCTTTTCACAATATTGGTTGATTTCAAAACGCTGGTTTTCAACAGTCTGCTGGTCAGTGCTTACTCGAATGTAGCCAAAAGTCATAATTAAAAATCTCCTTTTATTTGGTATTTTTTAACGGGATGTGTTTTGATGATACCATAGAGGAGTATAAAGTTCAACAAGTTAATAAAGGAATAATGTGTCTTGTTTGTGCAGATTAATCAATTTACTATTAACTGCTTGTTAATTATTAATATTAAAAATGATTAATATTCATTATAGAGGACATATTTTAATATAAGGAGTATACATATGGTCTATAAAATAATCGGTGATTTTAATACCGATAGTTTTGAATCAATGCTTTCTAAAATTGGAAAGTATTATAAATTTATCTATCAAGAGAATAATCTTTACTTGGCTTTGGCTCAGTATAAACTAAAAGATGAAGCTTATGCGACATTAAAAAAAACTCTAAAACCATCTCGCAATTTTATTATTAGAGAAGTCAACGAAAAAAACATCGTGAATGAAAATGATTTTGTTATCGAATGGTGTAGGGATAATTTGGTTGCTATTGAAAAACAAAGATATGAAATAGAAAGACAACAGAAATTAAGAGATACTATGAAAGCTCTTGATAATTTCGAACATATTTTAGCTGAACAAGAAAAAGCTAAAAAGTCACAGATGACTAATAATACTAATAAGAAGGGAGGAAATAATATTGGATAGTCCCAAAAAAAGAGGAAGACCCAAAAAAGTTGAATCGCCTAAAGCTATCGTAAATGAAGAAGCTAAAATGATTACTATGACTCAGGATAAATCTGAAGAGGACGTTTCATTAAAGGCTATTCAGCAAAGATGGGCTAATATTTTTGGTAAATATGCCTCTACTGGTTTTGATAATTTGGCTGGCGCTTGGGCTATGTCTTGGAGTCAACTAAATAACCCGTTTTTATAGAATCAACGTATTAAACAAATTAACGCTAAAGCTCAAAAAGTTCAGTCTGAAGAATTACAGAATGCTTTGAGTAATCCTGAAAATTCTGAAATGACTTTTCAGAGAATCAGTATGTGGTTGTATTATACTAATTATGTTTACAATATTTTAGTAAAACTTAATAGAGATACTCCCTTGTTTAATTATTATTATATCCCTGAATATGTTGATTCAAAAGATATGTCTACTGAGGCTTTTAAGAAAGAAAGTCAAAAGGTAGATAAAATTTTGAAAGCTTTTAATCCAAGTTTAACTTTGAAAACTATTACTACTTAGGTGAGTTTGGAAGGTAAGTCTTCTTATCTCCCTCGTACAAGTTATGATAAGAACGACGTTAATTTCTTCGTCATGTAGAAACTTAATACCGATATGGTTAAACTGATTGGTTTCGGTAGTAAGCAACAGTTTACTATTGCTTTTAATATGGCAATCTTCCTTCAACCAGCTTACGATGTTAGCCAGTATCCTCAATTTATTCAGGATGTCTGGAATCAAATGCTGGAAACAGGTGTTGTTGTCATAGATTAGAAAACTAAGAAAAAGAGAATTTCTCCTAAAGCTAAATTACCAGATGGTCACATTTTGGAAAGTAATGGAGAAAACTATATGTATTGGGTAAGATTACCTCAAGATTTGTGTTATACATTCTATTTTGATGGCTCTCATCCTAATGCATTTCCTGATACCATTGGTCTGTTTGATGATTTGACAGACTTAGATGATTATAAATGGTTACAAGCTAGTTTGCTTAGTAAGGGTGTTAACAGTGTATTGACTGCGACTGTACCCATTACTAAGGATGCTAAAGCGGGAAGCGATGCTACTGTTATTACCCCTGACACAATTCTTGGATATCAAGATTTCTTTGAAAGCAACATTTCTGGAAATATTTTAGGGTTTTTTGCTCCCTTCCAAGATTTTGAAATGCACACTCTTGAAAACCAGCCTGAATCAATGGATATCATTTATGATAGAACCAGAGACTTAATTGCCACTTCTGGTAACTCTGCTCTTATGAGTATTACTGATAAACCTTCTATCGCTTCTGTTAAGGCTGCTCAATATATTTAGGCTGCTAGAATTGATTATCTTACCAGACAATACGAAAGCTTTTTAAACGAAATGATTAATAAGAATTTCGATTTGAAGTTCCAATGGAAAGTTTCTCTCTGGGGTGATATCTTTAATATTCGTGAAGATATTAAAATTCTTAGAGAACAAGTTGTGTCTGGTTTGGAAGGTTTTATTCCTAAACTTTTATCTGCTAACGGTATGACTGTTGATGATTATCAGCAAGCTAAAGCTTACCTTAAAGCATTAGATATCAAAGTGGAGAAAGTTTTGGACCAAGAAAACTTAATTGCTAACCCTGTTGGTAGACCAAAGTTGAATGACGATGAAATTACCAACGATAATACTGGTAACTCTTCCAATGCTGGAACTAATGTTTCCGACATTAAGGAGTTTTCATATAATATCAAAAAGTGCCAAATTTGCGGAAAAGAACTGAATGAAGATGAAGATGTAATTTGTAACGAATGCTTGGAAGAAATGTATGAGTCTCGTATTAATGATATGAGCGCTTTTACACATATGATTCCAAAGAAAGTAAAGGACTAAAAGTGTGAATTTGATTAAAACATTTAAAGAGAAAAGATGGCGTGTTAAGCACACTACACAATCTGAACCTTGTTGTAATCATAATCCCTTAGACTCTAACACCACGTTGCAAAAAAGCACTAAAAAGTTAATGGTTTCTCCTGATAAACAGTTTTACATTTGTACACAATGTCAAAAAAGTTTCGTCTTTAATAAGGACGAAAAGGGAGAATTAATAATTGAGAAAGCTTGATTGTTCCCTTTTTTCAGTCTTTCGTAAAGGAGGTCGATTGAATTGGACCCCACAATTATAATTGCTATAATTTCCTTTATCGGAACGTGTGTTGGTACTATTGGCGGTATTATAACTACCAATAAATTGACTAACTATAAAATCGAGCAATTACAACGCAAAGTGGATGCTCACAACAATCTAATTACTCGTACCTATGAGTTGGAAAAGAATATGGGAATCGTTTTCCAGAAAATCGAAGAAAATAAATCCGATATTCAAGATATTAAAAAAGATGTCAAAGGAATTATGGAGAAACTATAAAAAGGAAAGTGAGAGGACAATATCATGGTAAGTAATAACTATACGCCAGAAGTTGTCGAAGCTTTAAATGATTTGTTAGGAAGCTTCTTTCAAATGAATTCTATTGCTGATAATATGGCTTATGCCTTGGATTGTGAACTTAATTGCCCCTGCGCTTCTCAGGTATTCCACTTGAAATTTGCTCATGCATTTCCAAGTGATATCTTCGCAGACAAATTAAGTGAAACTATGATTCAAGAAGGTGTTCGTCCTGTTCGTAAATCATTAAATTCTAATGAAGATACTTATGAAAATATCGAATTACTCTTTAATGATGCTTATACAGAAATGGAATCTTTAAAGAGGAAAATTCTTGATACTATTGAATTTTTAGATTACAACAAGTCATGCAAGGTTTTTGTAATTGTACTGGAAAATATGGCAGAAGTCGCTAGCTCTTTTCTCCATCAATGCGATATTTGGAGACAAAAAGCTAAACTGTACAGCACTTCTCCTGAATTATTCGACGCTGAATTTGAAGGTTTTACAAAAATCTAAATTGTAAATTAGGTAACTATACAAAATAGGAAACTATACAATGGGCTATGTTTATTTTATAACCAATGGGGAAAATATTAAAATAGGATATACTAAAAATTCAGTTCAGAAAAGACTAAAACAATTAAATACTGGCAGTGATAAGCAATTATATATCTTAGGATATATGAAAGGCACTATGGCTGATGAGGAAAGCCTTCATTCTAAATTTTAGCAATATAAAATTAGAAATAATGGAGAATGGTTTGAGCCATCAGATGATATATTGGACTATATTAATATAGTCAACCTTGTTCCTAATTGCTACGTTCGGAAGAATGAAGCTTGGAATAATAGAGTAATGGCTATGACTTCTTTGTTATCGTCATTTACATCTTAAGGGGAAAGGAGGAAGAAAAATATTGGATAAAAAAGTTCTGAAATTTGAACTTTCTCCGCAAAGTTTGAAAATTAAGAATGTGTTAAAAAATGACTTTATTGCTATCGACGTTTACGCAATTTCTAATGTCTACCCTAATAGAAATAACAGTTATTTCCCTGTCTCTGCTATGCAAGACGCTAAACCTACATTCTACAACAAACCCGCTCTTGGCGCTTTCGATGTTGCTCATGATGATTTTAAAGCTCATGAAATGGAATATAGATGGGATAATGAATTGCAATAGGATTACTTCGATTTTACAAACGGTAAATGCGAAGTCCCCCTTGGCGTAATTCGTAGTGAAGACTTGGTTGAGATTGTTGAACACGATGGTCAAACTTGGGTGCATTTTACTTGTGTCCTTTGGGCTAAGTATGCTTATAAACAAGTTAAAAGATTGTTAAAGGACACTAAAAAGAAAATTTCTGTGGAAATAGAAGTTCTTGAGAGTCATACCGACGAAAATAAAGTCGAAGTAATAGATAAATTCGTTTTCGATGGATTTACTATTCTTGGTTCTGCTGTTACTGAAGCTATCCCTAATGCACATTTAACCATTCTTGATAAAATTAATGATGCTGTTTATCAGAAACAAGAAAAATGTCTGTCTTTCGCTTATAAAGAGTTGGAAGATAACACTGGTTCTGATGCAGATAATAAAAATGAGGATTTCGATTCCACCGTCTCTGATGATGGGGTTGTTAATGAAAAAGTGGACGAAATCACAATGGATAATGAACAAAGAGGGGAGGAACCAAAAACAATGACCTATGAAGAGAAAAGACAACTTCTCGAATCTTTTCTGAATAGCGGTCTTGATGAGAACGCTTCTCATTATAGTGTCACTGAAATTAACGACGGTGTTGTTTGCTTTAGCCTTGATGATGAAAATTTTAAGGCCACTTATAGCATCAATGAAGAAAATGTCGCTAATGTTGACATGGACACTAAAGAAAAGATTGTACTCTCTAAGGATGAAAATCCTGAAGATGAGAGTGACAAAGAGACTGAATCCAAGGAATGTGAATCTGAAGACGGCAAGTGCGAAGTCTGCGGTAACAACCCTTGCACTTGTGCGCATGAGGATGATGATGGTAATAAGGATGAAGGTCATAAAGAGAATGAGTCTGAAGATGATAAAAATGATGATGACCATGACGATGATGAGCATGATGATGACAATGATGACGATGGTAAAAAGGAAACTGAAGCTGAGTGTGATGAAGGCGAAAAGAAAGTCGAATGCAATGACCCAGCTCAGTTTGCCGCCACAGACGTAACTGTTGATGAATCTCATGCTGACCATGGACAGGTTGAGGGTGAGGAACTTGGTTCTCCTAAAGTTGATACTGACCTTCTCAAAGAACATGATGATGGTAGTATTTTAATCGGCACACCTTCTGGTGAAAGTATCGTTGCTCAGGATACCCACTATGCTGTTGGTGATGAACAACTTACTGCTGATGAACTTTATGAGAGATTCAATGCCCTTAATACTTCTTTTGCTGAACTAACTGAAAAGTATAACGCTCTTAATGCTCAGTTTAATGCGAAGAAAAATGCCGAGCTTTATGCTTTGGCTTGCTCTTTGGTTGATTCTGAAGAGGATTTGACTGAGGAAAATGCTACTAATATTAAGGCATTTATGAAAGAAAATTGTGATAACAGCACTTATGCTTCCGATGAGGAGCTTAACGAGGCTGTTGACCATAAAATTGCAGATGCTCTCTATGCTCAGAAAAAACTTAGCAGAAAAGTTAAGGAGAAAGAGTTCTCTGCTGATATTGTTAAGGATAAACCTGTCGTTACTGAAGTAAATGACAGCGCTAAGAACCTTAAAAATGCAATGAAAAATCTTAATAGGATTTAATTTAAAAAGGAGGATAACTTTATTATGAAATTTATTGAGAAGATTTTGATGGCTTCTGAAGATGTTAAAAGCTATCTGGTTTCTGGCGTTTGCAATGACAAAGAACTCGCTGATGGTTCTTTGGTCGAAATTGGCGACCTTATCGACCACGAGGTCTATAAGGGTCTGAAGGATATGAATACTCGTGAGATTAAGCCTTATGCTGGCACTGGTCGTGTCGGTATCGTTGACTATGTTGGCGTTTCTAAGGGCGAAATCATGGGCGTTGTCTACAGCGAAGGTGTTAAGACTTGCGGTCTTCCCTGCCCTGCTGGTGCTCACACTCGCGTTCGTTGCCCCAAGCTCGGTGACGAGTTCTATCTCGGCGAAGACAATTTTGAATCTGCTCCTACTGCTGGTCAGTATGCTGTTGCTGGCTCTGATGGTCAGTGGGCTCCCGCTGCTGCTGCTGCTGATGACAAGCTCTGCGTTAAGGTTGAGTTTGGTAAGGATAAGATTATTGGTGTCAAGAACGAGGGTAAGAAGTTCTATTGCACCGTTATCCACGAGTAATTTTAAATTATCATCGAATAATTTGAATAATTTAAAATAAATATTAATATTTACTTTATGATTTTTATAGATTAATTAAGGAGGATTTTGTTATTATGAAACAAATTTTTAGTTATAACAAATTCAACGAAGATGTCGCTGATGGTCTCGTTGAAACTTGCTATTCTTTGGCTCAGAAGTCCATTGAGGGTAAGAACAACACCCCTGAGTATGTTGAGGCTAATAAGACCTTTAATGAAGAGTTTATGAAGTATTGTGTTGAGAACGCTGGTATGAAGTGGAGCGGTCTCGATATGATTAAAAATCCTATGGTCTACAAGAAGAGTGGCTTCCTTGAGACTTTCGATACCATCCTTGCTGGTGCTATCACTCCTGTTGTTCCTACCGTTGCTGCGGCTGGTTATGAGCAGCTTTATGATGTCACTCAGGTTGGTTTTGGTGACGTGGCTAAGTATGAAGTCGATAGCAATGAACTCTTCATCGTGAACAGCCTTGCTGAAGGTATCGCTCGTGGTGGCGTTCAGACTGCTTCCAACACTGAGTATACCATTGCTGCTAAGAGAGAGCAGATTTCTCTCTATGTTGACTGGTATCACGTGGCAAGTTCGCGCACCGATTGGGGTAAACTTCTTCAGAAGATTGGTGCTTCTTTCGCTGCTTATATTCAGGCTCGTCTTGCTAAGGTAATGGCTTCTATCATTACCAACAACACTGACGTTGCTACTAACAATCAGGATGGTATCGCTGGCTATATGGCTAACGGTCTTACTGATGAGAACTGGTTAAATATAAACAACTTATAAATAGCTAGGGCGTATAGCAATATGCGCAAAAATGTTTCCATTTAATTGCTGGAATACCGTAAAGACAATCAAACTACAACGCAAAATTGAAACAGATTTAATCGTGATAGTTGCGAAAGCAGAAAAAATTGATTGTATGTTATAAGGTTAAACCCTAAGTATCTTAAGAATTGGTAATCAGCAGCCAAGCTTCGAAAAGAAGAAGGTTCAACGACTATCCTCGTAAGAGGAGTAGGAATATAGTCAATAAATTATTCCGAAATGGTGGACATCCTACTGGGATGAAGATATAGTCTTAGCTCATATGAAAATATGAGGAGAAGAAATTCTCAGAAAGAGTGTGACGGCTCTACAATTAACAATCTTTAAAATGTAGAATGATTTTAACAAAAGAATTAAATATAAAATGGGCACCATCTTCTAAAAAGCATTATGAAGAAAAAGGTTACAAATTTACTAAACTTGGGGATGATTTTAATGTGAAGGTTGAGGATTTAACAGAAAGTAGTCATCATAAAATATTAGTTTAGTGTGACCAATGTGGAGAAATTAAAGAAATATAGTATAGATACTATTTAGCGAATTTGTTATTAAACAACGATGAAAAATTTTTATGCCGAAATTGCATTGCTAAAAAAGAAGATGTTCTAAAAGAAAAATTAAGAAAAACAAAAGAAACTAATTTAAAGAAATATCGGGTAGAAAGTCCCGCTGGTTTAGACTGGGTTCAAGAAAAAAGTAAAAAGACTTGTTTGGAAAAATATGGTGTCGAGTATGTAACCCAAACTGATTTTCAAAAGAAAAAGTCTAAAGAATCTCTTTTGCAAAAATATGGTGTGGATACTCCTTTAAAAAACAAAGGACTTTTAGAAAAAAGTCAAAATACCTGTTTACAAAAATATGGTACAAAAAATCCAATGCAATCTAAAGAAGTGCGAGAAAAAGCTGAAACGACTAATTAGAAAAAATACGGATGTAAAATGGCATTGTAGAATACAGAAATACGTCAAAAAGCTATAGACACCACAAAAAGGCATTATGGAGTAAAATATTCTTTATCTTCGTCTGAAGTTAGAGAAAAAGGAAAACAGACTTCATTATAGAAATATGGAGTAGAATATCCTTCATAGTCTCCAGAAATTCAAAAAAAGATAAGACGAACATTTTTTAAAAATGGTTCAACTAGAACTTCTAAATAGCAAAAAGAAATTTTTGATATTTTAAAGGAAGAATATGGAGAAAAAATTTCTTTAAATAGTCCTTGCGGGATTTATAGTTTAGATTGTCTTTTAGAACTTCCAGATTGCAAGATTGATATAGAATATGATGGGTGGTATTGGCATCAATTTATAAAAAGTCATGATAAAGATAGAGATGATTTTGTAAATGAACAAGATATAAAAATAATTAGAATTAAAGCTGGAAGAACTATTCCGACTAAAGATGAATTATCATCTTTAATAAATAAAGTTGTAAATGAAGACTTGTTTTATTATGAAAAAATTTATCCCGAATGGGAGCGAAATATTAAGAAAGAAGAAAAAGATTGTTAATTATTTCTAAAAATTACTGTAAAAGTTGCACGTTTGGTAAAACTTGCCAATGGTGGTGCTGATGTTTATGCTCTCGGTACTTCTATTGCTCTCGCTTCTGTCCTTCCCGACAGTGCTAAGGGCTTCCGTTATGGCGAGGATAGCGCTATTGTTAGAGATGGTTTCCTGCCCGATTACAAGAATGTTCCTATGATTGAACTGGGTAATGCTCTTGTTCCCAACACTATTAATGGTGAACCTGAAGTCGTTATTCCTGATGATATTATTTATTTCCTCCCATTAGGGATGAACAAACCAATTAAGGTTGTTTTTGAGGGCAATACCGTTTCTGTTGAGAAGGACCCCTTGTTTGCTGCTGACCATACTTACGGTTTTACTGTTGATATGCGTATGGGTATGGACGCGATTATCGGCAGCAAAATTGGTAGTATTACTCTTAATTAATATTAAATTATAATCTAATTATAAATAATTAATTATAATAATTAGTTAATTTCATAAATTCTGGTTAATCTAGATATGTTTAAAAGGTTTAAAAGGAGATTGTAAAAAATGGCTGTAAGTAAGAAAACTATTAAAAATACAGAAGAAGTTGTAAACGAAACTAATAAGGAACAAATTGCTGAGAATGCGGAGACTTCTACTAAGGAGTCTCCTGCTACTCAGTCTTCTATCTCGTTAGAAGATATTCAAGCTATGATGGCAAAGTTCTAGTCTACCATTGATTCTTTGAGCAATGAGCTTAAAGAAGAAAAGGCAAAGAATGAAAAGTTGGCAGAAGCTATTAGAGAATCTGCTTCAGGTGATATTGAATCTTCTTCCAAGGTTGAAGAAGTACCTGAGAGTACTTCTAATGCAACTGAAAAGCTCTTGGAAATTCTTGGTAATAGAAAGAGTGACAAGGAGATTGTTATTGTTCATAATCGTGAGTTGCTTGGTGGTCTTTCAACCGCTATTCAGCTTACTGGTTTGACTATTAATTTCCATACTCTCGGTGAACAGCGTGTCCTTAGCTGGCAACAGTTTGAGGAATGCGTTTCCAAATATCGTAAGTGGTTCGATAAAGAAATTATTCTTTTGGCTCCCGAATTCGCTGATGTTGCGGAACGCTATAATGTTTCTTGTTTGAAGAGAGAAGGTCATGCTGTTGTTACTAAGGGGGACCTTGTAAATATTTACAAGAAGAGTGAACGTGAACTTGAAGATTATATGAATTCTTTGACTGAAGCTGATAAAGACTTTATTTGTTCTTATTGGCTTGGAAAGTGCTATGAAAATGATGCTAAATATCGTGTTAGAAGCAAAGTTGAGCTTCTGAACAGAATTTCTAACAAGGGTGTTTTTGACAATCTATTGGCTCAAATGAATTTTGATTCAATAAGACATTAAACAAATAAGGAGGGTTTAAATGGGCATTTTGTTTAGTGATGTCTATCGAAAAGCAATAGCCTTATTTGATGACCCAAGGATTACGACAGCGTATGAAACTAATCCTTTGCAATTTAATAAGATAATGTACACCTATTTGCAAAATGCAATATCTATGTTTAACAACCCTCTGAGCGTTTCTTTACGTTTATCTCAATATAAAGAACCAAAAGGTATCATGCAAGTTTTTGAAGGTGATGGTAAGAATAATAAATTCGAACTTGACCCTGAGTTTGAGATTTAGGATAATTCAGTATATAATTATATTGAGGGCGAATTATTGGTGCAAGGCTCAATTGATAGAGAAGCTCACACTGTGGAATTCCCCGATGTTTTACCTGAAGGAAAACAATATGCAGTTGAACAATATTATGTTGGTGAATTCACTGACAGTTTTGAAGGTTTGACCAACAAAAATGTAAATGGTACAAGTTTAGTGGTAGGTTATGTTAAAGATATTCTTGCTCGATTGCTTGTAAAAGCATGGGGAGAAGAAGAACGCAATTTGTTATTAGATATTCGCAATTTAATGCAAGACAGCGATTTCAAGATTATGTCTAATGACCGTATCTTAAAAGCGAAAAATGAATGGATAGACCAACTTGATTCAGAAATATACAATTATCAAAATAGACTTGCATGGCAAATCCGTTTTATGGGTGGTAGTAAGTTTATAGGAAGGGGGTAAAAATGGATAAAGACGAAAAGAACTTCAAAGTAGTTTTATCTGTTAATGAGAAAATTGTATGCTTAGAAGAGATAGTTTCCAAATTAAAGAAAGTTCTTTATGTGTATGATAAATCTCAAGAACCCAATTCCACTTATAATTACCGTGTGTATTGTGGTGGAATAATGATGTATGTTTCGTCAAGTAATGTTCTTTTTGATGGTGAATTAGTAAGTATTATAATTAATATCAATGCTATTTTAACAAATCAATTAGACAAAGGATAGATTAAGAAGTTAATATTTGAATCAATCAATTATGCAGAATATTTATTAAAGAAATATAAAGGCGAGGATTAAAATGGCGATTTTAAATACTACAAATGTAGTAGATAGTAGTATAATGCTTAAGGCTCGTTTAAAACATAATATGGTTGGGGATAATTATTATATTCAAAATCTACAACATAAACGCGATTAGGACTGGGAATATAGATATAATACTGTTGATATAGAGGAAGAAAAAGACCGACAAATTGAATACACAACGAAAATGCCTGAATATACGCCTCTTGAGACTGTTGTTATAAGAAGTGTTAAGGATGAACGTGGTGAAGATTTGGGTACAGACTGGGCTGAAATTTCCTTTAGAGATTTGAAATACCCTAATCCTCTTGGTAAAAGATATCGTTTTTCTTTGGAATTTTAGGACTTAAGTACCATGACAGAAGAGGAAAAACATTATGATACAAGTGTCTGGATTGCTGTAAACAATTCTCCTTTAAATCCACGGAATTCTTGTGTGATTCGTAGATGTAATGGAAACATTGCTCTACTTGGGTCTCCCACGAAAAGCCAAACTGATGCCACTGAGATAAGGTATGAACCTATTGTTTTGGAAAATGAGTTGAAATATATGAATCAATACTACAACCAAACAATAGTCGTGCCCCAAGCTGAGTGGTATGTTACAATGCAATTAAATTATTTTTCAAATGCTGTTAAAATCAATAGCCGAGTTATTCTTGGCGGTACTGATTAGAATGACATTGAAAATAATGCTATATATAAAGTTAAAGCTGTTATAAAGTGTACATCTACAAAAACTTTTGCAAAGAGTGGTTTTACTGGATTAGAAGATATACCTTTTGTGGTCTTGGCGTTGGATAAAGATTTATGGAGTGCTAATGATGATGCTATAACTCGTGTTGCTAATAATGCTCCATTATATTTTATTCCAAAAAAGGAAGACCTTCACGATGAAGAGTATCACATTACTCTTAAAAATTGTGATGATTATAAAATAATTCTTGGCAATAGCAAAGAATGTGAAACTGAATTAAGTTTCAAAGGTGGTACACTTCCTACTCACTTTGAGTATAAAGTTGTTTTAAATGGTATAAAAGAAGAAAATTGGTCTAAATATTATGAATTTAAACAAACTGGTGATAACACCTTTAAGATTAAAAATTTGAAAGCTTGCAATAGAGGCACTTTAGATGTAATTGCTACTTGTGCTGACCCTGATATCGCAGGAGTTGCTATTAGTGAGACTTTCAGTTTTAAATTAGGAGGTTTTTATTAATGTTAGATAGTAGTTATGCACCATCTGCATTTAACCGTTTTGTAAATTTAGATGGAGTGGAAGATAGAATAATTTATTATTTGCTGTCTCCTAATAAGAAAACTCCTGAAGAATTAGAACAAACTCATATTATTTGGAAGCTTTTGTATTATAATGATGCAGATGCTCTTAATAGAGAATTGCCTACATATTAGCAGATTACTTCTTTGATATGTTCTGATGATATAACTCAATCCGATAAGCGTATTTTTAGGAGTCCTCATTTTGAAGATGCTTGGACCGTTGAAAGTACAATATTAAAAATTTATATTGACCAAATTATTCCTACAGATAGATATAAAGCAGTTGTTAATTTTGGTATTGATATAATTACTCACAATAAATGTATTAATATTAATCCAAGTGACGATGATAAAGTTTATCCTGTAGATACAGTTGATGGAGTTGAAATTCCCATTACTGGTAAAAGTCGTATTTCTACTTTGTTGAAAGCAGTTTTGTTTTTACTTAATGGCGCTCATGTGCAAGGTGTTGGCAATTTAGAATTTTCAACGATGATGAGTAGATTCCAATAGGCTCAATACGGGATTTGGAATAATAGAAATTTTGAAGGAATTAAAGTTGTATTAGGATGCTACATGAGTGGGGTGTCTTAATTGGCAATTTCTAAAGAGTTACAAGCAAAAATAGAGATGTATGAACAAGCCTATTTTGGTTTGGATTTACCAGTGCCATTTAAAGGTTTGTTAATTTATCCAGTTTTAACAAAAGATTACTATAATTTTTATGCTAATTTATCTTGTTTTACTCAAGATAAAAATGTTAAAGAAATAAAAGTTGTAGACGATAATGGGATAGAGACCACTAAAAAAGTGGCTAATCCTGAAGGTATTGGTATGTCTTATATGGCATATTTAATATAGAATATGGAGAATCAAGAATATGGACCTATGGTTACTTCTTAGGTAATTAATATGTTCGAACTTATACTCCATGAAAAAAATGGTTTGTTTTGTCCTCATTGTGGATTCAAACGAACTTAGTTTGAAGTTATCAAAGAATATGCTAAATTCCAAGAGACGCTGCCTGATAATTTAAGCGAAACTGAAAAGAAGATTAAATCTCTTGAGTTTATTAATAATTATGCTATATGTCCAGAATGTAAAAGTAAGATGAGAGATATATATGGAATAAAAACAGAGGCTAATGGTGCAAAGAAGTTATATATTTACGATATAGTTTTAGAGCCAAAAGAGCTTGATGAATTTATAGCTATTATTACTCATCAAAACATTTTAGATTATGATGGAGATAAGTATATCGACCCCAATTTAAGAGAAGAAATGGAATTAAAGGCGAGGATGCAAAACAAGAATTACACTTCTCCAAGTTTGGAAAAGATGCTTGTTTGTATATCTATAAGTTCTCCGTATACTATGGAGATGTTAAAAGAACAAGTGAGTTTGAGAAAACTTTCTTTAATGCTAAAAACCATTGATGCTAAAGGATATTATTATGCTTAGATTTAGGGTGCTATGTCTCGGATGGTTTAGTTCAAGGATGGAGACATTCACCATTGGATATTTACTGATAACAAGAAGGATATGTCTAAGGAAATTATGACTATGAATGATTTCCAAAAGAAATTTGCTTCTGTTACATAATGGGGATTAATTTCTCCAACTGATTTAAATCAGGAAAAAATGATTAAAATAAATAAGGAGGATATATATTATGTTATTTTTAGCTGGTGTGGGCCGCGCCACTCTTCTTGATGGCGAGCGCCTTGTCGCTACTGCAAATACTCTGATTGACTCCAGCATTACTATAGGTCTGAGCTTCGAAGAACTGCGTGCTGGCGCTGGTAACAAGCTTTATGGTCGTTATGCACATACTTCTACCTTCGACCTCAAGCTGACCGATGCCATGTTCTCTCTTGAGTATCTCGCTATGAACACTGGTTCTGATGTTGAGCTCGGTGGCGATGCTATGAAGGATGAGAAGCTGACTGTTGCTGGTGGTAAGGTTACTCTGTCTTACAAGGCTGTTCCTATGGTTGGTAATACCAATGTTTATGCTTATGTTAAGAAGTCTGGTACTGATGAAGGTTATCAGCGTTATGCTGTTTCTGGTGCTGGCGTTAATGAGGTTACTCTTGACGAGTCTCTGAATGATTCTGAAGTTTGTGTTCGTTATATGTATCACAACGATATCGCTTCCAAGATTACTATTAGTGCTAACTTCATTCCTAAGACTCTGACTTGCATTCTTGAAGCTAACCTTTACAATGGTGGCTCTTGTGATGTTGAGACTTCTACCCTTGCTGGTAAGGTTATCATCAAGGTTCCTCGCTTCATGCTTAATGGTTCTCAGGAACTCAGCATGAGCGCTTCTGGTGTCAGCAATACTTCTATTGAGGGTTCTGCGCGTGATGACTTGTTTCTCTATAACTTAAAATAATAAGGAAAAGAGAGAAAGAATAATATCTTTTAACTAATAATTCGAAAACATAAATGAGGGAAAATAATCCCGAAGATGTTTCACTAAGCTTCTGTGTGCGATTAAAAGAAATTTTTTTCGTATAAAACCAGATAAAGTCGGCAGACGAAAGCCTAAACGAAAGCATGGTTTTTAATATGTCGGGTGTCAATTCGTTTTTTAACGAGAGAAATATTCATGGTGAGAATGTGAAAATTCACTGACGAACTTGCGAATGTACGAGTTACCCCATGCAAGAAATTGTATGCTATTAAATAGGGAAAAGTAAAACTGCGCGGTATGAAATTCCTAATTGCTAAGACAATAATTTAATAGGCTCAAAGCAAGCACCTAAAAATATTGAGATAGAATTATTGGTACAAGGAAACCTACAAAACGCATAGTTATTAGTCGAAACTTGAGAAAGAAATAAGCTAATTTAATTTGTGGGGAAAAGAGATGTTCGAACCGTTGAAGTTCCTGTAATGGGAATGGAGGGATGGGCATTAGTCGATTTAAAATTAATTAAAATCAATTTAAATTTAAAACATCTATTATTATTTGTTATATTATAAAGAAAGGGGGGATAAAAATGATACTTGATAATTTAATTGAGGTAAAATTAGGTAGTCTTAATATAAACCATTATCATTCTTTTGGATATTAGGGAAAATGTGGAGACACAATAAAAGTTTTTTCTAAACATTTGTAGGATGGAACTTTTATTAAAGAGGAAAGGAAATGCGATTGTTGTGGAGAAAATTATAGTCGCAGACATAGTTAGCATATTAAATCTTTTAACATTTGGGGAAAAGATATATGTAATAAATGTTCTCATATGAAAGAATACAAGAATAAGATACAAGAAAAAAGAGAATAGACTTGTTTAATAAAATATGGAGAAAAGAACCCATCTAATATTGTAGAATTTTAGAATAATAGAACTGCGACAATGTTAGAAAAATATGGAGTGGAAAATTATTTTCAAGCGCAAGATTTTGATAAAAAGCGAAAAGAATCCAATTTGAAAAAATATGGTGTAGAATTTGCTCAACAAAGTGAAGAAATACAAAAGAAAATTGAAGAATGCTGCTTGAAAAAATATGGAGTAAAAAATCCTACTTTGAACAAAGAAATCAGAGAGAAACAAATATAGTCTTGTATTAAAAAATATGGTTCGGAAACTAGTCTTGGAAACCAAGAAGTGAGAGATAAGGGTAAAAAGACAATGATGGATAAATATGGATATGACAATGCTCGGAAATGTCCTTAGTTGCAAGAAAAAGCAATGTAGACAAGAGAGAAAAATGGGAATGTCCCAACTTCTATGTAGCAAATATAGTTAAAAGACATTTTATCTGAAATGTATCCATAGTACAATATTAAATTAAATTACCCAGTATCTTCTTTATCCTTGGATATAGCTCTTTTTATAGATGAAAAAATAAAAATAGATGTTGAATATGATGGTAACTATTGGCATAAAAATTATTAGAAAGATAGAAGATGAGATGAATTTTTAAAATCGCAAGGGTTTAAGATTTTAAGAGTTCGTTCGCGGAGATAGTTGCCAACAAAATAGCAAATAGAAGAGTCCGTAAATCAATTAAAAGAAGGACGAAATTTCGTTTAGATTATTTTAAAAGATTGGGAAAATAATTAATTTTAAACCGATGGCAAGCCGTGTACGTTGAAAGGCGTATGCACGGTTTAGAGCGGGGGAAAATCTGGAGATAATTTCAAAGGATTACCTATCGCTATTGGCTTCTGGATGTGCTGGATGCGACGGTGACGGCGTTTACGCTGAAATTGTTCAGGTTCTTGAAAATAAGACTGCTGCCGATATGTTCGCCAGCATTGTTGTTGAGGATAAGAATCAGTCTGCTAAGGCTGGTGACAAGATTGAACTTAATGTTTATGCTTGCCCTGTTGATGGTGCTCCTATTAAGCTTGCTGTTGACCAGTATGATGTTACTGCTTCTTCTGGTACTAGTACTTATGCTAATGGTGTCATCACTGTTGTTGATACCACTGAGTTCACTGTTAAGTTTAAGCTTAACGAGGCTCTCACTGATACCATGAAGGTTACTGTTGCTTAATTTAATTAACGAACAGGAGATTAAAATAAATGCTTTGCAGTAATGCACAGCAAGAAAATGGTGGAAGAATAACGTGCAGAGTCGATGAAAAAGACCCTCATCGGCTCTGTCCTTATCAAAAATATTGTCATTAGAAGTGTGCATGGGAAAATTCTCCTGCCATGACGAGCTGTGAGAGGAGATTAAGAAATGGATGAAATGAACAGCACTTTTGATATTGAAGTTTCTCCTAAGAAAGAAAACAAGGAGAAGCAGATTCAATATAAAAAGTATGACAAAAACAAGCGCAACAAGGAAATTGTAAAAGAAGAAGTTGTTGAGCCTGTTAAGCAGGAGTTGGAAAGTGTCACTGAAGAGGAAGAAGTTAAGCCTGTTGTCGAAGAACTTAAATTAAAGAAAGGTTGGGCAAGAGGCGTTGTACATAGTAAGTGGAAGACTTCTGCATGGGTAATTCTTGAAAATGGTAAAGGCCTTACGATGGATAATTTTGGAAAATATTCTATTGGGGAGACTGTTGAATTTGAATTACCTTCTTGGTACAAAGATTTACAGAAGTAAGTAATGACAAATAAATTGAGGATGGGGTTAATCCCATCCTCTTTTTAGACGCGAAAGAGAATAAAAGATGAATTTTATTTGGTATTTTGATGCCGTTTTTCCCAGTAAAATAAAGGATTTTGAAAAGCGTCTTTTTTGACATGATTTTATTTGGAAAAGAAATTTTTCAAAGTCCTTGACAAAAAATCAAACATTTGGTATATTAAATATGAAAAATATTAAATGGAAGAAGTGAAGGCAAATCTACAACACGAGTTGTATATACTTATATTAGTATTAATTATTAAAGGTAATTAAGAGATATAAGTTCCTATAATAACGTAGGAGGTTAACTATGAGTAAAAGCAAAGACAAGATTAGGGTGAGTTTTATTGGCAATAATGCTACAAGCGTTGCTGGCTCTATGACTTTAATCACATGGGGGAAACCTCAGCGTTCTATTTTGGTAGAAGCTGGTCTTGTGCAAGGAGAAAAAAGTTTGCTTGGCGAATATCAAGCAAATAGCGCAAATTTTAAATTTAAAACAAAAAATATTGATTATGTTTTTATGAGCGATAATCACGGAGACCATTGCCTTTTATTTCCCCTATTGGTAAAAAGAGGTTTTAAAGGAAAGGCTTTTGTTCCCGAAGGATTTACAGATATTTTTAAACCGATGGCATTAGATAGTGCTAATATTATGGAGCGAAATGCTCTTGATTTAACTAAAAAGTTTAAAAAGAATTATCCTCCAATTTATGATAATGGGGATGTTTATGCTGCTATAATGTTGTTAGAAGAATGTGAATTTAATAAAAAGATAAAGATTGATGAAGATATTACTGTAGAGTTTGTTCCTGCTGGTCATACTTTACATTCTTCTGGTATTATTCTTTATATTAAAAATGGTAATACAATTAAAAAAATTGCCTTCACAGGGGACATGGGAAATATTGCAATGCCCAAATTATTTACCAATACTTTTCAGCCCATTCAAAGTTCTAATTTGTTAATTTCCGAGACAACTTATGCTGATGCAAAAAGAAGTGCGAGTGGGAAAGATAGAGAGAAAGATATAGAAAAAATTAAATCTATAGTATATGATTATGTAATAGACAGAGAAGATGGAAAAATTTTATTTCCAACCTTCAGTTTTATGAGGACTCAAATTATTTTGAGCATATTGTTTGATTTGTTTTATACAGATGAAAAGTTTACCTGTCCAATTTATGTGGCTTCTCCGTTAGCGTGTAAAATTTGTGATGTTTTTGACACACATTTAGAAGGAGAAGAATTTGAGAAGTGGCAAAAAATTAGAGGTTGGGGTCAAGTCCATTTTATAAAAGATTTTGAGACTTTGGAGAACTTGTTGAATAAACATACGAAGGAAAATTCAGCAGCTTTGTTCTTGGCTCCGTCACGGTTTATGCAACGGCGGTATTCCGTTTATTTGGCGGAAAAATTACTTCCGAGTTCTAAGAACATTATTGCTTTTTGTGGTTATGCCACTCCTACGAGTTTAGCTGGGAAGATAAAGCAAAAGAAAACAAAAACGATAGCTATCAATGGAAAATCTGTCCCATGCAGGGCGAATGTTATTAATCTTCAAAGTTTTTCTAGTCATATCCAACATGATGAATTACTTAAATTATTATCTGGTGGATATGGTTAGGCAAGTTACGAAAAAATTGCACTTGTTCACGGAGATTTTGATGGTAAGGTCAAGTTTGCTGAAGAACTAAAGAAAGAAATTAGCAAACGAAATAGAACAGATAAAGTGATAGTTGTAAACAAATCAACAGAAATTTTATTATAATTAAATATTTGTACAAAAAGCTTTCTTAAGCTTTTTAAATAAACCTATTGACACAAGAGGTCAGGGTTGCCAGAGAAGTTGTATATTGGGCTACCATCCAGTGATGCAACGGAGGTTTATTAGGGTTGTCAGGTTTCCACAGGGTAGCAACTAAAACTGTCCGACTAACATACTTTCATGCGTGGTTTCAAATGGAAGAGAAAGGCGTTTCAAGATGTCGGCATAAATCTTATATCTCATGTACCATGTGTACAAGGAGTTTCTTAAGACGTTAGAGTTTAGTTTTAGCGTTTTATGTAATGAAAAGGAAAATGAGACAGGGAGTAATTAACCTTTTGTCTTATTCCTTGTAGGACAATTATCATTTTCCTTTTTTATATATTCTAACAAGGAAAGGATATATAGAATAAAATGAAAGAGTTATTTAAGAATCCAATAGAAAAATTTAAAGAAAAAACAACAGGAGTATATGTTATTTATTGTTCAGGAGATGATAAATATTATATTGGCAGCAGTGTTGATATAAAAAAGCGTTGGATAGGGCATTCAAGCTTGTTAAGAAATAAAAAACATTATAATTTTTATTTATAGAATGCATGGAATAAATATGGAGAAGAAGCCTTCTCTTGCTTTGTTGTTGAAATTTTTAACTGGAAGCGGTAGGATGATGCACGTCGTTCTAAATAGCTTACAGCATTACATAAAAGAGAATAGATTTATATTGAAAAATATGATGCTACTAATCATAAAAAAGGATTTAATTTAACTTCGGTTACATAGGGCGGAAGTCCGAGATTGTCTACAAATTTATTAATGGCTGGTAAAGCGACAATTTCTTTTTTACAGTTTTAGTAGATTTGTTTGTTGTTATAGTATAAAAGATGGCCTTTAACGGTTGTAGCAGAAAAATTAAAAGTGGAATCTTTCATTGTGCATAGAATTTACAAAAGAAAAATGTACCCAGATTTAACAAAAGGCATGGTTTTTAAAAGTAGGACTTTGGAATTTAAAGACTTGATGAAAGATGTTATTCCCAAAATTGAAATAGATATTAAAAATGGATTATCGGCTCCAGAAGTGATTAAAAAATATAATATGCCATATTCGCCACATTTTGTAGCTACTTGGTTTAGAAAAAACAAACAATTATCTTTTGATAGTGTCCGTAAAGAAATTTATGCTTTTGATGAATATGGTAATTTTGTAAAAAAATATAATCAAATTAAAGACGCTGCAAAAGAAGTTGGTTCTACAATAGGCACATTAAGTAAAGCTTGTGAAAAAAACTCATTCCATCTCGTTTCTGGATATGTTTGGGCAAGCGACGCAATTCCTCCAAAAATGTGCAAAGAAGAAGAATTAGCAGGACATTATTTGCATTATCTTGGAACTAGTAAAAGTGTTGTTGGTTTTACCGAAGAAGGTATTCCTCAAGTGTTTTATTATTCTACTTCTGCGGCTGAAAAAGATGGTTATTAGCCATCTGCAATAAGTTTGGTTTGCCGAACTCTTTCTCGTAATAGTGAATAGCCAAAGATTAAACTATATAAACATCAAGGATTAATTTGGAGATTTTATGATGAATTAAACAATGAAGAAAGAGATAGGTGTTATTATATTTTAACGGCTCAAAAGAGCTAAAATGTGATATTATTTAATTAAAGGATTAAAAGGAAAAGCGATATGAAAAAAAATGTTAAAAATATTCCAACAAATGATATTGCCGATTTATTCGAGATTGGAGTGTTGCCTCCAGAAGCAAATCTTTAGTTGCCAGACCCGCAGCTTGTTGCGTATTATAAAGATTCAAACGATAAACGCCGTATGTTATATATCACAAGAGATATAGATGATAGTTTAATGGATGAAATTCGTTGTATTATTAGATGGAATATTGAAGACGAAGAAAATAATATTCCAGTGGAAGAAAGAGTTCCCATTAAACTTTTGCTATTGTCTTATGGCGGTCAAATTGATATGTGTCAATCTATGCTTGATATTATTCAAATTTGTCGTACAAAAGTAATTTGTATTAATCTTGGAGTATGTGCTTCAGCAGCTAGTCTCATTCTTATGGCGGGGCATGAAAGATACACTTTAAAAAATAGCTGGGCGCTTATTCATCAAGGACAGGGTTCTACTGGAGGGACTTATGCGATGGTAGAAGCGCAAAGTGCGAATTACAAGCGTTTAATTGAAAACATGAAGAATTTTATTTTGTCTCATACTAAAATTGATTTGAAACTTTACAATAAACAGAAAGCAAAAGAGTGGTATTTGTATGATGATACAATGGTTCAGCTTGGAGTAGTTGACCATGTGGTAGATGACATTTCACAAATTATAGGCCGAGGAGAATAATTAAAATGGCTTTAGTTACAGATAAAGTACCCGAAGATTATCTTCGTGAAATGCGTCAGTTAATGGCGGATATTTCAAATGGCGATGCAACTTGGAGTAACGCAAACGATATTCGCAAAAAGTATGGTTTGCCTTCTCTGACTATTGATACAATTCGTAGAGGTGCGTTGCTTTATTCTGAGTTTAATGCTTCAGGATGGGTTAATGAGCCTGTTAACAAAAACATTCCTACTAAAAATACCACTACTTTAGATAGTAATGGTGTAAGAACAAGTGAAAAGTTTGTGGCCTTATCAGAAGATGAACTCACAGATAAAACTGCTCTTTTAAAAGCCCATGGTTATAACCCTGTTCAGTTTGAATTGCTTAATGCCAAGAATAGTATTTGGCAACAGGGTGATGGTAAAGGTGGTTTGAAGAATCTTTATTCTTCTCGTATCACTGTTAAGCCTACTGATTGTGGTTTAGATTTAGAAGAGCTTAGAAAATATTTTGAGGGGTTTAAGTCTCCTCGTAAGACAGAACATATTAGAGGCGATATTAGTAATAAGCCCAATGTGGTTTTCTTCAGTCATCTTGATGTGCATTTTGGAAGAATTTCTCAACCTTATGAAACAGGTGTTGAGTATAATATGGAAATTGCAAAACAGAATATGCTTTCTACCACTAAGAAGATGATTGATTCTGTTTGTTGGAATCATGTGGAAAAGATTATTTATATGGTTGGTAATGATTATCTCAATAGTAGTTTTACTGGCTATACTACAAGTCAATCTCATATACAGGATAACGAGGGGACTTTTAACACAATTTTCAAAAAGGGTACAGAAACCTTGATTGAAGTTATTGATATGCTTAGTAGGGTTGCACAGGTAGAAGTTGTTTTTGTTTCAGGCAACCACTCTAGGTTCGAAGAATTAGCATTAATGCAGATAATTGAAGCATATTATAGAAATGTAGAAGAAGTTACAGTTGATGCAAGTCCATTCCCAAGGAAGTATATTAGAGTTGGCAAGACGCTTCTTGGCTTGACTCATGGTAGTGATGAAAAAGACCGCATTAATGGTTTAATGCAGACTGAAGCTAAGGAAGATTGGGGACAGACATCTTATCATTATTGGCTTTGTGGTCATTTGCATCATAATGATTGGGCTTTAAGAGAAAATTATGGTGTTTCTGTTTTCACTCTTTCCGCTATGACTAAAATGGATAACTGGACTACAAAGAGTGGATATACTATGGCTGATGCTGGATGCATTGCTTTTGTTTTTGATTATGATAAAGGACTTAGCGATATTAAGTTCTATTATGTTTAACTAAAAATAAGAGAGAATTTATGGGTAAGAAAAATAAAAATTAGGCTTTTGATTAGTACAGAGATGATGAATCTGAGGAGAGAAAGCCGTTTAAGAAAAAATAGATAGTGAAGAAGAAAAAAGAAGAAGAGATTTTTGAGTTTGAAGAAGATTACGAAAAGACTCGAAACAGAAATAGATATGAAAACCGTAAAAAGAAAAAGAAGCATTATGAAGATGATGATTATTATGACGGTTGGAATTAATTGACCTTTACTTATAGTTTGGGTTCTAAAAAAGTTTTGAATAATTGAACTGGATAATCAATGTTCACGGAAAGGAGATAGCTTGACTAAGTGAGGTTGGGCTATCTCTTTTTTTCCCATTCCAAAAAAAGATTTAAAAGAGGTGAAAAATGAACAAAGGAAAAGCTTTTGAAAAAGATTTTCAAGAAGCTGCAAAGAATGATGAATTATTTGTGTTAAGATTGCATGATACATCTTTATCTTGGTAGCATGAAAAGACTTCAAGGTTTCAGCCTGAGAACCCTTGTGATTTTTTGGTATATGAGCTTCCTAATTTATTTGCTATTGAGTGCAAAAGCACTTGTTATAAATCTTTAACTATATAGAGAGATATTAAAGATAAGACTTCTAAGATGATTAAAGCTCACCAGATTAATAGTTTGATAAAGTTTGCTCAATAGGAAGGTGTATTTGCTGGATTTTTGCTTAACTTTAGAGATGATGAAGATATTACAAACAATGTGACTTATTGGTTATCTATACAGAATTTTAGCAGATTCTTGTGCGAAAATGATAAGCAATCTATAAATAAATTGGATTGTATTTAGTATGGAGCAATTATAGTTGAACAAAAGATAAAGAGGACTCATTATACTTATAACATAAAAAAGATGCTTGAAGATGTTAGAAAGGAGGAAATTGAATAATGTATAATAAAATTTTTGATGAAGAAAAGTGGAAACAAGTAAATTAGGAAAATAAAACCATTATGGAAGATTTTCTTCTTGAATACAAAGCAAGAAAAATGAAAGAGTCCACTTTGAAGTAGTATAAAAATGATTGCAGAATTATTCTTTTGTTTGTGTTAGATAATTGTGGTAATAGACCACTTACGGAATTAAGGAAGAAAGATTTTCGTAATTTAAGTTTATGGTTGAGTGATACTTTGGGGGTATCTAATGCTCGTACTAATAGATTGATGTCATGTTGCCGCTCAATGCTTACATATGTTGAAGAAGATGATGACTATGAGTATGATAATAATTTGGCTGCAAAAGTAAAAGGTCTTCCTAAAGAACATGTAAGAGATATTGTTTTTTTAGATGATAGTGTTATTTTAGAGTTAGTTAATAGGCTTATGGAGAAGAAAGATTACAAAAAAGCAACTTTGGTGGCTTTGCTTTATGATTGTGGTTCTCGTAAAAACGAAATCGCACAAATAGAAAAAGAAAGTTTTTATGATGAAAGTAAAAATCTTACCAACCGTCTCGTTGGGAAACGTCGGAAAAATTATAGGGCTGTTTACCATTCTTTAACTAAAAAGTGCGTTAAGAAATATTTAGAAGAACGTGGAGAAGATGATGTAAAAGAACTGTTTATTACTGAAGCTGGCCATCCTGCACGTTCAGAGAATCTCTATGATTGGATTATTTCTTTAAGGCCAATAGTTGAGGAAATTACTGGTAAACCTTCAAATCTCAATGTTCATACGTTCAGGCACAGCTTCATCCAGAACTTATCAGACGGAACACATTATTTATGCAGAGAATAGAATTTAGGTAAAGTACCTCTTGATAAAATTAAATTATTAGTAAATCATTCGGATATTTCTACCACAGACTCTTATAGAAAAGATACCAGTCTTGAAGAGATTGGAGAGCTGTTTGGAATTAATATGGATGAATAAAAAGATTAAAAGGAGAGAATAAAAATGGCAGATGAAAACAAACTTTTATCTGGTGAAAAACAGGTCGAATTGACCGAAAACGAACAGAAAAACGAGGAAAAAGTTGAAAAAATTACTGTTTCTGAATTAATTCGACAGACCAAAAAGTTTTTGGATGGTGAAATTAGCCCAGAGGATTTTGGTAGGCTCGGTGATAAAATGACTATTAGAAGCTATCTTCCTATTCTTGATAAGATGAAGCTTATTATGATTCTGGTGTTTACTATTGAGAATGAAGATGTTGAAGATGCTTCCCTTAAAAGTGTTATTATGAAAAGACATTTATTCTTTGACGTGTTGCTTGGGCAGTATGCTATGATTGATGTTTCTGAAAAGGCTTTGTGTACTTATACATCTTATGACTTACTGCATCCTCTATTTTCTGAATTTATTTTAGGCTTTTGTAAAAAGGATTATGATGAATTTGTTGAGATGTTGAGAGATGCTATTAACTTTAATAATCTTAATAATTTCAGTGATATTTTTGAGAATCTTGATTATAAGGAATTGCAGAAGGCTGCTGATAGAAATAGAATGATGATTGACGCTCTTAAGGAAAACAAGGAATTAGTTGAGCATCTTAAAGAGCTCTATGGAGCTACTTCAGAAGAAAACAAAAAGCTTACTAACGCACTTGAGAAAGCAGTTATTGATAAGATTAATGCTGAAGGTGCTAAAGAATTAAAGAATAAAGAATCATAATATAGAAAAAGATATATAAAGCTGCATCATTTTGGTGCAGCTTTTAAAATAAAAGAAGGAGGGCACAATGGAACAAGCGTTACCAAATGCAGTTTCAAATGCATTGAAAAAAGAAATAAAAGAAACTGTAGATGCAACTAAAAAGATGTTGCCAAGTAGAGTGATGGCAATTAAAATAGAATTGTTAAATAGTTATACAGCAATATATAAAAGTGTGTTTAAAAGTGTATTTGATAACTATTATGGAGATTTATATGATGAAGACTCTCTAATGTCTTCTTTGTATTTTGGACAAAATAGCGATGCTACACCTTATTGCACTTATAACACAGCGAAGTTTAAATTTAGCGATAAGAACTATAGGGACAAGAAGAAATTTAATCCTAATGCGGTATCAGAATCTACAGTAAAGAATTTTAGAAGTGAAGATGAAGCTGCTGGATTATTTATTGATTAGTTTTTTTAGGATGATGATTAGGATTTTTTATCGTCAAGTGGTAAAATGGATGAGGATTCTTAGGAAGATGTACTTGCAGATGTTAGATTGGATTATTATAATTTTAATCCAATTAATCAAGGAATAGATTCAAGTACATTACCTTCTATAGATGAAACCTATAGAGTAGCTCGTTTTAGAGCACAACAAGAATATGAAAAATAGTATCTGGTTGAATTGAAGCCAATGATTTATAAAAAATATGGAATTCAATTAAAATAAGGAGGAATAATACATGGAAGACTTACTGAAAAGTTTAGAATAGAGAGTAGAAGACATACAAACTAAAGCTTATTCTGATATAAGAAAGACTTATGGTTTGGATGAAAAAGGTAAGAGTACTGGATAGATTATAGATACAAAGAAAGCTCAAGAAGCTACTAAGCGTTTAACTAATAATGGTACTCAAACCAATGATGTTATTGATATATTAAACTCTTAGAGAGAAAAACAAATTTCTGATATGAAAAAGTCTACTGAAACTTTAAAGGCAAGTAGACAAGGATAGAACAGCAAAAACAAAAAGAAGATAGCTGTAAATGATGCTAAAAATCAGCAATTAGAACAACAAGGTATTGATTATATCAATCAATAGGCTGATATGGCTATTGATATGATAAAACAAGCTGAAAATTTTCAAGGAAGTGTAGACGAGCAAAGGAAAGCTTATGAATTTATTTATCAAGCTTTGACACAAAAGGCACAAGAAAGAGGTCAAGAGCTTATAGATAGAGCAAAAAGACTTCAAGAAAAGAAATCTGGTTTTACGCCTATTGATACTTCTAAAGAAGAAGCTAAATTAGCTACTGCTGTTCAAAAAATGGCTGTAGATGTTGGTTTGTCTTTAAATTAGGGGATTGCCAACACAGGAACAAAAAAGCCAACTATTGCAAAAGCCACAAAAAGCAAAACAGTTAAAATGCCCACAACTCCAAAAACATTGGTTAATAGTGCGGTTAAAGCTGATTTTGCAAAAGCTATTTCTTCTAAAGATTTTGATACTTTTGATGGAGTGGAAGCTATAATTAATCAGCTTACTAAATCTATTCAAACTTAGAGGAATGTTACTGAAGAAACGGCTAAAAAAGAAGCGGAGAAATATAGAATTAGCTTTGGATTAATTGCTAAGAATTCAGGCGGTATTAAGGATAGTTTATCAAAATAGCAAATAGAGTCTTTTGCTGACAATTTTGCTTCTGACAAAGAAAATATTCAAGCTTATTCCGTTGAAGTTTATAAAAGTTTAGACGCTTTAATTAGTGGTTTTAACGAAGGGGCGAAAGCTTCATTAACTGGTGCTGAATATAGAAATAGACAACAAAGCCGAGCTGGACAAGATGTATCTAATATTACTGGTGGTGGTAATAAGGGATATGGTACTACTCGTGATGCTTTAGCAACATTTGTTGAAGAAGCAGAAAAAAAGGGTTGTTCTGTTTATTTTAGAAGGAATGGTTCTGAAATTTAGGCTATGCTTCTTCCTTTGGATAAAGAATATAAATCAACGGACTGGAAAAAAGAAAATAATATAAAAGTATCTTTTGCTGTTGGTGATGGTACTGGTCGTATTGCTGGTGGTAGAATTAATCAAGCCGAAGTTGCAACAGAGTTTATTCCCACTGGAAAATTAAAAGAAGATGGCACTCCTGAAGTAAAGGGTGTCAAAGTTATGGAAACTGCTGAAACTTTACAAGTTAAGGATGCAATTTCTGTTTTAAGGAATACAGATTTTACTAAATCCTCTTCGGACCAAATTTCTCATCGTTTACAATCTGCTGCAAATAGAGCTATCAATAAAGTATCTTCTGTTACTATGGGTTCTGAAGCGAGAGAAGATATCCAAGATTCTAATACTCGTTATTCTGGCAAATTGACTGAATTGGAAGCTATGCGTTCTACTCAGTATAGTATTGCTAGAGAAATTCAATCCACTCTTAATCAAAAAGATGTTAAAGAGGCTTTGAGTGGATATTTTACTGATAAGAATGAAGGATATAAGGCAAATTATAACGCTTTTGACCCAAGTAAAGAGTTAACTGATGCTATGGCTAATGCTTGGGCATTGGCTATGAAAGAGAATTTAGACCCCAATACCATTGCTGATGAATTAGTTAAATTCATTATGACCAGTGATGCTTTTAAGTATTATAGGAAAGCTGCAAAAGAAATTGGGGCAGTAATGCCAAGTGATTATACTGGTGAATCAGAAGGTAAATTTGCTCTTGGTAAAAATTATACTGTATCTTCAAGATAGTATGTTCCTTTCGGTCAGGGCATAGATGCGACTCAGAGAAGTTTATCGCAAGCTTTTGATACTTTAAGATTGTCTGAAAAAGCTCTTGCAAGTAGAGAAACCTCTTCTGACACAATGAGTCAAGTCGTTACTACTACTCAGCAAGCTTTGGATGCTGGCATTGATAGAACAGATGTTACGCATAAAAGATATTAGAGTTATGGTTTAACTCAAAAAGAATTCGATGAGGCTCAAAGAGCGTATTATCAGTCTTTCAATCCTCAGATGGCTGGCGAAGAGGACGCCGATTATGCACATAGAATAGATTCTATGTTGAAAGACATGACCGATGTTGCTTTGGTTACGGATAAAATTATTGATGAGACTGAAAGTATTCAAAGGAATGTTTCTAAGGCCACTAATACAGAAGATATTGTTTTGGACTTCTTGAATCAATTTGGTGTAGATATTGACAGTCTTGCTTCCGAAGAATATCAAACTGGTTCTGTTATTGATATCAATCAAACAGTTGGCAAAGACCAATTTAAGATGTTCTCAAAAGATTTCTCTGTAAACGAGGGGGATTTATTGGTTGGTCTTGAAAAGACTGATAATGGGTGGAAATTACTGGTTGATAGACTTAGACAAATTGAGCAGGGTGTAAAACTTGTTGATGAAGGCGGTAGACGTTTAACTACTGATGCAGAGAAACATAACGGGGTTAGCAAAGCCGATTTTGTTAAGCAATTCTGGGCTGCAAGAGGTAAAAATGCCATTGCCAATGCTGATTATTTGACTTTGCTGAATGATGATGTAAAGGAACGTAATTATTATTCTGAGTTCATGGGTCAAATAAACACTATCATTAATAAAGCTCTGGAACAAGGTTCTTCTCTTGAAAACATTTATAGTAATTTACCCCCTCTTCTTCAAAAGATGTTTGAAATTCAAACTGTAACGGGAGAGAATGGAGAAGAAAAGAAATTACTTGTTGATATTACCGATGAGAAAAATGGTGTTGTTACAAACAAGCGAGGCGAAGATGTTTTTGCTAATCCAGAGGAAACATTAGCCTCTTTTAAGGGAATAGAAGAATCTGCATTGGCAATCTTTAAGCGGATTGGTAAGAGTGCTTCTGAAGCATAGGCAATATACGATTCTATTAAAGGATTAGCTTCTCTTGGCATTGGTCAGCATAATATTTATCCTTATTCTAATGCTTCTGGTTACGGTAGCGCAGATACTCTCGAAAGGGATGGTCGTGTTACCGATGACTGGAAAGTAAGAAATGCAAGGCAGAGAAGTTTAGATTATATTACCAAATCTGCGGTTGGGCAAAGCAATCTTAAAGATAGAGAAAAAGTTATTGCTGGTTTGAAGAGCTTAAAAGCTCAACAAGAAAAGCAAGACAATTCTTATGGTAAGAAGGGGTTAGAAGCTCAAAAGGTTCGTAAGAATTTAATTGCAGCTAATAAATCTCTTAATGGCGTTGCAGATTATACTACAGCTAATGGAACAAAAGATGTTGAATTTAGAGTTCAAGATGGTCAAGTAGTTCTTCAAGCTGGTGATTAGGTTTATTCTGATATTCTTACTGATATCAATGCTTTAAGGCATTCTGGTAAAATAAGTGCGGAAGAATATTAGAATTTTGCTATGGAAAGAGCACGTCAGCTTCAAAAGGAACTTTCTGCTTTAGAGGGTTCTGAAGGCGAAGCTTACGCTCGTGGTAATATTGTATTAAATCTTTCTGATTCTGCTATTGGCGGAAAGAAATATTTACTTGGCGATGCTGGTGCGGCTATGTCTCCTGATGGGGAATATTATTCTGGTGCTATTGATAGCGCTAACTCTGCATTGCTGCAAGCTGCTACAGAATCTCAGGAAGCCTTTGAAAAAGCAAAACAACATGCGGCTGATGTTTATCATAAGCTTGGTAATACCAAAGATTCTGAGTTGGTAAAACAAGCTACTCATAATTATGTACCTTATTCTGCTTTCTCTGTTGCGGCTGGTACTTCTAAGTTAGCTGATTTGACAGATGAGCAGGCTAATACAGTTTATATTTCTTCTAAGCGCTTAAAAGAATTAATGAGTAGCGCAGCTTCTGCTACTAAAAAAGATAGACTTGAGAATGTTAACAGGCTTTTTTCTACTTTAAGAGCAAAATCTACCAAAGAGAGTGGACAAAGAGCTATTACTTCCATGTCCTCAAGACCTCGGTTTGAAGATGGAAAATTTACCAATAAACTTTCAGAAGACGAATTAAACCAAATCGAAGAAGAAATTATTGGTGCTATCATTGGTGAGATAAAGAGTGGCAATAACACATTTACCACTGAGGTTGGTCGTTATCCTTATACTCAGGGTATGGAAGGATATACAGCAAGACTTGGCTTAGATGAATCTGCTGGTGAAACAATTAGAGTTAGTGCGGGTTTGGCTGAATTGTTCCGTGGAGACTTTGATGGTGATAAATTCCGTATGGCTCTCAAGGTATATGAACAATATGGTGAAGATGAAAAACTTGCAGAAGATTACATTTTAAAGTATAACGATACTGTTGCAAGTATCATGAACCAGATTCAAAAACAAAAAGCTCAAGGTAAGAGTGCTGATATAGATAAAGGTTGGGATACAATTGCTCAAAATTTGTCTAAGAAGTGGATAAATAAAGATGCGTCTGAACAGGCTAAAATGGCGTTTGAAAACGTCGGACTGTTCTCTGATGCCGCCACTAAGACAAGAGAATCTATGTATAAGACAGGATTTGCTGATAATAATGGAGCGACTTCTGCTGTACAATCTGCTCTTATTAGAGCTACTATGGAGTCTTTTGAACAGGATGCTATTTCTTCCAAGAAAATTTATGCAAGATTAATTGGTAAGGAAGGAATGAGTGAAGACCAAGCTTTATTAGCTGTTAAAGACTTGGTTAGCGCAATCCATGAAGGACGTTTTGCTGATACTGATGACCAAAAAGGCTTCTTAACTATTGCAAAAAATCTTAATGTTCTTGATGAAGTAATGAGTGGTAAACAGTTTGAAACTGTTGCTTCTCAAATAATTGCTGGTGGAGATAAAGCTCAGATTGATGCCCTTGCAAAGATGGGTGTGGCTTCTGTTGATGAAAATGGCAAGTTTGTATCCTTTAAGGGTGCAACTATGGATAATCTTATCGAAGCTTTTAATAGCTTTGAAGCTTATCTTAAGCCTATGGGGCTATCCCTTAAAGATGCTACTAATTATTCTAAAGCATTAGACCCATATCATACTGTTAATGGTGAATTAAGAAAAGATAAAACTTATCTTAATGGCAACGGTGAATGGGTAAAAGTTTCTGAAGACGGTACAGAAGAAACTGTTGAAGGTTCTGTTATTAATGCTAAGGGCAATGTTATTGTTAATGCTCAGAATGGTAAAGTTATTGTTAATACTGGTAGCATTGATGTAAATGGCGCTACTGAAGTAAAAACAAATGCTTCTGCTATGCAAGCAAATCAAACAGCTTCTCAGACTAATTCTATTGACAAAGCTGCTAATTTAAAAGATGCAAGTGGTGAATGGGCTAAATTTATTGCGGCTGATGTTGTAAGTGAACTTGGTGAAGGCCATTCCAGAACGATGAAAGTTGGAGATAAAACTTATTCTTCCGAGGGGGGCAATCTTAGGTCTGTTACTTAGGTAACTACTGCACCTTATGAAGATTACAGCAAATTCCCGAATACGACACAATCTGGTAATAAAGCTTCTGCTTTAGGTACATTTGCTCATGCTATTGTCGAAAATATCAATAGTAAGGCTGACCAATTATCTGATGAGTTTATGCAATCTTTAGTGGATGAAGTTAGAAAGTCTCCCCAACTTGGTGGTGCTGGTTTATCTGTTACAGCAGAAGACTTAGAACGTCAAAAAAATAGAGCTTATGATGTCATTGGAGCAGCAAGAACTTCTGGTGCAATGAATGATTCCACTCTCAAGGAGCTTAAGCTTGGAGGCGTTATTGGTAATCGTGCTTTTGCTGGTACTGCGGATGCTTTGACTTTCGGTCAAAAAGTTAACGGCAAATATGCAGATGTAACTGTTGCAGACTGGAAATTCTCTAATAGTGGTGGAGAAGATGACCCTCGGATGCGTGCCGCT